ATAATGCAGGTCGATCGACATGGCATCGCTCTTGGCGAGGATGTCACGGTCGGTTTCGGTCTGCATGGCGAGTTGCTCACCGCTGGCGACAGCACCTGCAGTGAAGAAGTAGGTGGCGTACTTGGTGGAAGAACCACTGCCGCTGGTTTGCACGTCGTCAGAGACGATCACGCGCAGACCCATGTAGGTTGGCACAGATACGTCACCGCCGTAGGCAGAAACCATCGAACCACCGGATTGAGTGGTAGAAGTGCCACGGGCGTCAGCAGTCGACACATAGTCGATCGCCTTGCGCTCAACCAGGTCGTAGTAGACCTTGGAGTGCATAGCAACAGCTGCCAGCTTGTCGCCTTGATCACCCAGCAGGCTGCGGGCTTCAGCAACGTGACGCGGGGACAGAGCGGTCGGGGTATCACCCGATTCGCCGTCGATGGTCAGGTCGAAGAAAGCAGCAGAGCTGGAGGTGTTAGCAACAGCGCCGAACACACCGCCGAGGCAGGACAGCAGATCCTTTTGACGCTGGTTGGCAACGTAATCAGCAATCTTGGCGCCGATGGCAGCCATGGGGTCGGAACCAGCAGCCAGAGCAGCCAGGTCACGAGCCTCAAAGGCACGGCCACGGTGCAGGATCACGCCGACTTGCTTGTCGGCTTGGATCTTGCCAGGGGTAAGGCTGGTGCTATCGGTCAGCACCTCAAAGTCGCCGGAAAGGTTGGCTTTCCAGAAAGGAACGTTGATGAAATCACCGCCCTCAGTTGCATTCAGCTCTGCCAGAGGCTGCACCACACCGGAGGCCAGGAAGGCGTCACGGGCAGTAGTAGCCTCAATAACATAAGGCGTGAACACTTCTGGGATGATGATGTCAGAGCGAAGGGTCGCCATGACTAATCCTCAAAAAGGGTTTACGGATGTGGGCGCAGCCCTAGGCTCAATATGGCGCAGCCAATACGAGCGGACACTGAAATACTAACGGTTCGCTGCTGCCTTCATACGCTCATAAAGATCACGGTCTGTACGGAACAGGCGTGATTGCTCGGTGAGATTAAAGGTTTCACGGCTGAATGGATTGCTCATGCCAGCTGGGATAGCAGCATTGCTGCCGCCAGTTGGTGCACCACTGCCCTGCGGCTTGGGTTGCTTCTGCATCCATGCGGGCAGTTGCTTTGCCCACTCGGTAACAGGCGTGCGCTGGTAGCCGTCAACTACCACCACGGTGCCATCAGCCTCGCGTTGGATTGCGTCAGGCGACAGCTTGGTTTTAAGTACAAGATCAGGGTCATGCACGATGTCAGCCAGTGCGGTGACTGCTGGCGTGACAAGCTCTAGCTCGCGGACTCGGGCTTCAAGTTCTGCAATGCGCTGGTCCTTTTCAACCGTCGCCTCACGGAACTGCTGCTCCAAAGCTTGGCGGGCTTCTTGGTATTTGCCTTGTGATTCGAGCTGCTGTTGCTCGTAGTTGCGTTTGAACTCCAGCAGTTCATCGACATTTACCCCATCAGGTGCCTTTGATTTCTTAGCTGCACGCAGCTCTGCAATCAGCTCTTGATTTTTGCGTTCTAGCGCCTCAACACTGCGCTGCAGTGCTTCGGTATTGCCGCCTTCGGTAGTCGCAGACTCCAAGGCTTGTTGCTCTTCAGACATGGATAAGCCGCAGGCTTAATTACGCCCTAAGGCTATCACTTACGCTTACGCTTTTTGCCGGCTTTGGCGTACGCGATTGCTGCGGCTTGCTTTGGTGGTTTGCCCGCTTTGATTTCCTTGCGAATGTTGGCTGAGATCACAGCCTGTGACTTGCCCCTCTTTAGCGGCATCACGCCATTCCTCGATACCTGTCAGCAGTGTAGAACCATCTGCTGTTGCCCAACCCTTGTCGGTATAGATGGCTGGCACCCATGCTTCACCGTGCAGCGCCTCTACCGGATCGCTGCTGATATGGAAGATACCCCAGTTCTGAAAATGCCGCAGGCTAGGCAGGTCCATATCGCGCCCTAAGTTGTTCTAAGGTTAACTCTGACCCGTCATCGCGGACTAGTTTGGCGATGGCATCAGTCGGGCCGTATTTGTCGGCAAGCCTGTTGAAATACGGCACCTTGTTGGCGCCTAATGCACGAGCTTTTGTTTCTAGGTCTTGCTTGGCCAGCCACTGCCCATAGGTTTGATCCGCCGGCACTTGACCACCTGCTGATGCACGCTTAGCTGGTGGCGGCGGCGTAAAGCCAAGCTCGTCGTAGTCGATTACTGGGACTGTCGTTGATCTGCACTGGAAATGGACGGGCGGTGTTGGACCTTTGCCGTATTCAAATTCGCGGCCATCCAATGCACGGCAAATGCTGCTGGTGCGGGTATCCAGTGTTGCCACATAGCGATACTTTTTAGTGATGTCTTGATTTGCCTCGTACACCTGTTGACTAGCTGCATTGGCTACTTGATTAACACTGGTGCGAACTAGGGTAACGATTTGATTGTCAGCCACTGCAGTTGCTTGACCGCCAGCTGCGACAAGCTGCTTGACTGTTTTGGCGCGCTCGCCAAATTCAAGGTTGCCAACAAGCCGCTTTGCAATTTCTGGTGTCGGCTCACCGGTTAACAAGCCTTGCCGTACCACTTGGTTGAACCGCTCGGCTTGATCAACCGCGATACCACGAAATGCCTTACTGACCACCTCTCCGTTTGGCAGTGTGATTGTGGCACCCTGAGCTGCTGTGAGGCTGAATGTTTGCGGTGCGCCTTGCACGGCTGCAAACAAGTCATCACTCAGCGCCACCACGTTGATTTGCGTCGGGTCAGTGGTGACAACTGACTGCGCAAATTGCGGGCTGATCTCAACGGTGCGCACTGCATCACGCGCTCCAGCCGGTAATGCACGCGCTAGCTGGTCAGCCACAAACTCTGATTGCAACTGCGCAATGCCTTGCAGCTCCAATGCAGTCAGCTCCGTTGCGTCACCTGCCCATGCGCCAAGCGAGTCTTTGAGCTGCGCAAGGATTGCCCGCAGCCTGGCAGCCTTAACCGGCGCCGCTAGGTCGTCAATGGTGCGCAGTTGATTGACTGCATCAATAATGATGTCGTTGTAAGCATTGATAACACGCCGTGCAACGCTATTGCTGTAGCGGTTTAAGTCGATTGCATTGCGATATAGCGCTTCTGGTGTGCTCATCGTTCAATGCCAAGATCTTCAGGTGCATAACCGCTGCGGATGCTGACATTAGCGCCTTGGCTTAATGCAGTGCTAACCAATGCAGCAAATGCGTCATAACCATTTTGGCCGTCTTCAAACAAGATGGTTTCATCCACCTCATCGGCTCTGCCTTGCTTGTACCAGCTAATGCGCACAATGGCTAGGACATCCTCAGGCAATGCGCTGACGTGGTAATCAAGCTCCTGCTTCCTCGGCTTCTTGGGTTCGATCATTATCATCAAATCCACTAAGCGGTCGGTTGTCCAGTCCAGCAGATGGTAAATCAAGCCCCGCATTGGCCGTAGCCTCAAGCTCTTCGTCTACGTTAAAGTCATCGCCCAGGACGTCGCCCTCGGCAAGCTCACGCAGCAAAGTCTCCTGCGTAATGGTGCCAGCGGTGTAAAGCTGTAGTAAAGCTTGAATTTCCTGTGGTTCAAGGCGCGTGCCGAGGAAATCGCGGTTGACATAGCTGCTGCCTGGTGCGGTGTTGTTGCCGATGTACTGCGCATGAAACTGCAAGCAGTTGTCGATCATGTCCTGCACGTTTTGTGCGATCACCATCATGGTGCTGTCGCCTTGGCTGCGATCAATGCGCTTTGCCTCGGCGGTTTCAGCGCTTAACTTCTGGCCAAGCACTGCCGACAGACCTAGTTCATTGATCTGCAATGCAAGCTGCTCTAGCCGGCGGAACTGATAATCAAAGCTGCGGCCAGCGGGTTCGATGTACTCCGCACGCCCTTCTGCTGGGAATGCAATGGCCTCGCCGGGTCCAGCGCTGACTTCTTCTGCGGCAGACGGAAAGCCGTAAAACGCCAGCATCGGCACTGCGCTGATGTGAAGCTGATTGTCTAGGTCACTTTGGATCTGATATGCCTTAAGGTTCAGCTCTGCAATGTCTTCCAGCGGCGGACGTGATTCCATAAAGCCATGACGCTGCGCATAGGCAACACTGAATGGAATCTGGCTAAGGCTGGTAC